CTATATCTCCACCACCTGCGTTTCTAACAGCATCTGCAGTAAATACAAACTCATTTACACTTAATCTTGCAGGCACATCGTCTGCTTTTTCTTCTCTTCCAATAGGTACAAACCCACCTTCAGCTCTATAATCTTTTTCCATACCACCAAGGTCCATTAATCCACCTTCGGCTTTACCGATTCTACCACCGTAAGCTAGTTTATCTACATCTATATTTCTTCTCTTGCTTAGAAAAGGATATTTAGAACTTAATGCTTTTAATTTTTCACCTGTTGGATCTTTATATGCTTCTATAACTTCTGCTCTAATACCTTCTACATCTAAACCTTCACCTCTTTGTAAATCTTGTATTTCTTCTGGTTCCATATTACCCATAAGAGCTGTAGCTCCTAATGTTCCTGCTGCAAGACCTGTTAAAAGTTTAGGATCTAATGCATATTTAGTAAATTTTTCTAACAAATTTAAACTTGGTGCTTGTGTATTTTTTATGAAAGCTTCACTAGCTTGTTTAGAAATTAATTCTCCAGCAGATAAATTTTTATCAGCTGCTGCATCAACTATTTTTTGTAGTTCTGTTTCATTAACACCTTCAGCCATACTTCCACCACTTGTAGAAAATTTATCTTGAAACATTTTACCAATTCCACCAGTGTCTTGAATAGGACTACTAAAATAAGAACCAAAACCTTCTTTTCCTGGCATTGTTTTTAAAGACATGCCTTGTAAATTATCCATACCACCACCAATACCTCTAGCTACTTGACCTAAAGCATAGTTTGTTAATCCTGATTTAATTGATGAACCTATTTTACCTGTTTGATCAAAGCCACCTATACCAGACATCAAACCCGCAGCTATTGGGTTAAACGGTGCAACAAACGGTGCAGCTTTAACTGCTATGTCTGCTATTTCATTTGGTATAATTTTTCTAACAGTTTTTTTTAACAAACTTCCAAGACCATATTTACGTCTACCATCCATACCCATGATACCACCATACGCTGCCATCTGTCTGTCAGGTAATACTGGTCCTTGTGGTTTAGGTTGAAAAGGATTTATAGGATCTTCGTCACTTGGTAATATTGGACCTTTACTCATTTGTCCTTCGGCCATAGCTTGTTCCATAAATTGTTGTAAAGACATAGGCTCAATGCCTTGCTCTTGCATATCAAATACGTACTTAGCGTATTCTTCTTCTAATTGAGCCATCATCATTTGCTCAATTTCTTGTGGAGATTTAGGACCTTCATTACCACTATACTTGATAGATGGTGCGTTAGTCTCTAGTTCCTCTGAAATTTGTATATCCGTTATTGCCATGGTTTTGCCACTTTACTTTGTTTTTACGAACAAATCAAGAGCCGGCATGATAACTGTTACGTCTCTCTGCACATCCTCTTCAGGTATATTTGCAGCTTTTAAAGCTTCCTCAGTCTCATAGACTTTACCTGTTTTTTTGTTCTTTATTGTTGTTATTATTTCTTTTGGTGTTAGCATCTTTATTTCATTCATTATGTTGTTACCTCTTTTTTAATGTTTAGATAACTAATAGCTACATCAAACGAATCTGTTGTGCTTGATTGTACTGTAAAAGTTTTACCACCTTCTACTATTAGCGGTTGGGTTAATAATTCTGTTGTAGTATTAGCTGTTAATTGTGCTGATTTAATAGCTGTAATACTATTATTAAGGATAGTTATAGTAGGTGTACCAGCTGATGTAACTAATATAGATTTAATAACTATTGTTTCATTAACTGCAGGAACACCAGTTCCCAATGGTGTAAGTGCACTACCACTTGTGCTGTTATCTATACCTGCAAATTTATATTGGTTTACTACTGCCATTAATCTAAAAAGAAGCTTCTAGCTTCTATTTCCTGTTTTAATTCTTCTTGAAATGTAGTGTTAAGTTTTTCTAACACTGCATCTAAATCTCTAACCAAAGACTGTGCTACGTCTTCTTCATATTCTGAACTTGCTCTAGTTAATGTTTGTACTATCTTTGCCATTATTGATATCCTCTCATAATAGCAATTTCATCATCGTTCGGAATTTGACTCATAATGCCTTGTTGTTGTGGTTGTGTATCAAAACCATAATTAGTAATACCATCTGCATCACTTTCATAAACTTCGCCGCCTGGAAGAACATCACCATCATAATATAATTGGTTTTTATCTGCACCAAATAACATTCTATCTCCACCATACATTGTATTATCTAAGCCTTCTTTAAATTGAGGAGATGCAAACATAAAATCAGGAGCTTGAGCTTTTGGTATTTGTGATGCCGCTACTAATGATGATATATTATTTAAATCACCCTGTTCTAAATTGTTTAAGTTTAATGTGCCTCTTAAACCACTACCTCTTGCACTATCTACATTTCTTGCAGTGCTAGGCATATAACCTGCTGCCATTAATTGATCTATTTTAGCTTGTTGACCTGGAGTAAAGTCCATAGTTTTTTTAGTAAAATCACCAAAACCAATTTGATTGTAACCTCTGTCTTTTGCAGCAAATAATTTATCTAGTCTATTAACTTGTTGTCTGTCGTATCTTGCTTTTTCATATTGTGCTTGAGTTCTAGTAGTACCATCAGGATTTACACCTCTAAATTTTCTATTTAAATCTTTAAGTCCACCTCCTAAACTTCTAATTCCACCTGTTAATAAACCTAATCCAGGAATACCCATAAGCATTCCAAGTGCACCCATTATTAAACTACCTAAACCACTACCTTGTTTAAAAGGACTTTTTTTAGTGTTACCAAATTTATCAATCCTATTACCATCTATTACAGTTTGATTAAGTATTTGTTGTTTAAGAGTTGCTCTGTCTCTTTCATCTCTTGTTGTAGGAGTTACATCATATGATTTACCACCTATAAATTGTTGAGGGGGTTGTTGTGGACCATAATTAGTGGGTCCTGTATAACCTGATCTTGTATGTGGACTGTGTTGAGAAGTACTACTCGTGCTCTTACTCGTACTAGATTTACTAGGTCCAGGAGAAAAATCTCTTCCGCTTCCGCCTGCGGTTGCTCCTCCTCCAGGAGGTCCACCTCTTGAAGATGCTCCACCTTGATATCCACCTGGTCCTCTATAACCTGGTCTTGAACCATCTAAAGTTTTAGCAACTCTTTGACCCATCGCATACATCTGTCTAGCTTGTTGTAAATTTGTAATTGACATTATCGTCTTCCTCCAGTTTGTATATCTAACCTAAAAGTACCTAGTTTCCAACTAGTATCTACTGCTGTGTTGGATATTGTAAGAGCAATTGATCTAGCTCTTGCACGCGTATCTACTTTTGTAGTGCCGGATGTTATAGTAAATGGTCCAAGTGATGAGCTTGCTGCTGTATCATTTGGATAATTTCTTAAATCTAATTGAACAATTGTATTACCATCTTGAGCTATAAAATCTGGTATAATTCTACTAACTCTCATAATGTTTTCACCATCACCTCTAAGATCACCTAAATTAGTTGCTGCTCCTCTAATAACTTTTTGTGTAATATCATAGTCACCAGAAGTAATACTAGCAGGAATTGCTGTAGTTACCCCTAATCTTACTTGGTTAACACCTGTTTCATGTTCATAGTAATATGTAACACCTTCTGTATTTCCTGTTACATCAAATGATGTATTTGTATCCGCATCATATTGTGTTGCATGAGGTAATCCAAACACAGCAGAATCTTGCCATGAAGTTCTAATAAATAAAGGACTTGCATTTACAAACCATATAGGTCGTTTAGCAGTTGAGTCTAGATAACTATATGTAACTGATTGTGTATTTACATTAGAGTTAGCTTCAGGATAAAACCATGTAACTTCTCCAAACAAGTTATTAATCCCTGCATAAACCATTTGATTAGATGTTGTATTTAAATTGTCATAAACATAGTCTTCAACCAAACAGTCCATAGATTCTAGTTTACCAGTGTATCTAAAGAAACCATTTTCAGACATCCAATACGCAGCACCGTCAACTTCAACAGCCGCATTCTTACCTATCAATCCACAGTTAGTACCAACTTGTTCAAAGGCAAAAGTAAAAGGAGTGCCAACAAATCTCATAGTAAATAAAGCTGTGTCTGTCCAAACGTATAATGCATTTCTACCAAGTTTAGCACCCATGATCCGTGATCCGGCGGCCAGTCTTTGTGTACCCGCACTATTTTCAGCTGTAGGTGTATAATCATTTATATTTTCTTGAGACGAGAATCTTATAAACATATCATCTTGTGTTGCTTTATTACCAATAGTTGTTTCTGTTCCAAAAAATACTAAGTGACGATCGGGAGTAGATACTAACATATCTCTAGATGCAGTCGGCGCACCAGATATAATAGTTGCTCTTGTTGTTACAGCATTTGTTAAATCTGAATTCCATTCAAAACACTCTCCGTTAAATATTAAACAAATAGCTGTGCTACCTAAATTGTCTATAGACCACATACCAGGTTCTGCAACTTTGTCTGTAGTAGAAGCTGCTGATCCCCATCCAGAAAAACCACTGTGATTAGTAACGGTTGCACTAGTGCTGTGAGCAGCTCTGGTTGTTCCTCTAACAGCTCTGGTAATTCCAGTAAAACTTGTAGATGTAATTCCAGTGTACGATATTTCTTCAGTACCAACTTGTATAAAATTTGTACCTGCACTCGGAAATCCCGTGGTGCTTGCTACGTTAATTGTCGTACCTGATCCACCAGTTCCAAATGCATTATCTCCTAATGATCCATTTAATGTTGTTGTTTGTGGGTTTGTAGTTGTACCACTCCACTGAGATATACCATAACCAAAAACACCTACTTGGTCTGGTGGTCCTACGTGATAGTATTGAAAATAAGTTATGCCTCCAGAAGTAGTTGCTCCCGCTCCTCCTTCGTTACTATCCATTGTAATAGTAATAGTAGTTCCCGTTGGTGTTGATGTCACCATAAATTTTTTATCACAAAAATCTGCTGCACCAAAGTTTGAACCTGTAATAGCACTAAACGTACTTGTATCACCAAATAAAATTATATCACTCGGTTGAAAATTATGTGCTGTTGCAAAAGTAATAGTTACAATAGGTGAGCCATTACTTGTACTAAAAGCATTTGTAAGAGCTGTTCCTAACGGATTAGTTAAAGGATGTATATCATAGTACACATCTCCTGTGTAAGCATATAAAATTCTATTAGTTCCAATTAAAGAGTATTTAATACCTGTTTTATTAACCATGTGATGCAAACCTCTAGTTGCACCGGTTAATTTACTATCTCCTAATTGAGACCAACCACCTATTTTTTCAGGTGTACCATACCTAAAACGTACATTTGTACCGCCTGTCCATTGAGACTCAGCCCCGGTAGATGTAACTTGTTTATTGAATCCTGGTAAAAAACCTAATTTTTGTAGCATACTCGCCTTCTATTATATAATTAAAACAGAATATACTATATTTTATTTTTTAACACCATATTTTTAAGGTTAGTTTTTAGGTATTCTAACCCATTATAATCTCTTGGGTTTATTTTTTCTTCTTTAAAAACTAATTTAAGGTCTTTTTCAGACTCAAAATGTAACATACATAAAGGAGTTCCTTGTTTAATAGTAATTCTAGATTGATTTTTTTTAATGGGTACAAACAAATTTAATTCCGTAGGTTTTTTACAATTTATTATTCCAGGAATCGTTTCAAATTCATTCATAGACCACCAGGGATTAGTAACTAATACTGGAGATTTACATTTTATAAAAATACCAAAAATAAATTTAGTTATAATTTCATATTTATTTTGATCTACATATTTTAAAAACTGTTCTGAGTTGTGTATGCCTAGATTATTTTCATTGCTGTATGATCCACTTCCAAATTCACAGAATATTTGTTTATTTTTTATTTCTAAACTTATGTCAAAAGGTGAGTTTAAGACAATGCTTCTTTTAAAAAAATTTAAAAAACCACTACATGTTCTAATATTAAAATTTCTACCAACTTTAAAAGGATATGTTTTAGGTATATTTTTAAAATAGCTAGGAAGATTTTTAGGATATTTACACACAAAATCTTTAAGAAAAGATACAGGTATTCTGTTACTATATATTTCTACTTTATTTTTAAAAAACATAATTAGATGCTATACAAATTCTTTCTTCATCCGATTCAAAAGGATACACAAAATGTGTCAGATTTGATGGAAAAATAATAAAATCATTTTTTTCTGGTTGAACTATAATTCTGTCTATGTTGTGTTTTCTTTTTTCTCCATATTTAAATATGATTGCACCCGGACCTGCAAACTTTTCTTTAAAATGTTCGTGACCTTTTATAGTGTTAACTTTCAAATATAACACAGAACTAAAGTCAGCTTCGTGATCATGCATAGGCACAAACTCTCCTTTTTTCATAAAATTAATCCAAGAATGAGTTAACTTTAATTGAGGTTTTTCTTTTACATTATACCAAAAACAATAGTAATCTAAAAAAGATTTAAAATAATGTTTTAATGTTTCAGTAAAAATTGTTGGATCAAATGGATATTCTTCTTCAACAGTGTTAGCTAATTCTTTTGTGTAAGTAGAGTTATTTTTAATAACAGAATTTAAAAGAGTTTTATTTTCTTCATTATTTATTTTAGTTGCATACACTAATGGACCCCAGTTATATGTTTTATTTAACATGTTTAAAAAAAACGTCGTCTTTAGGTAAACCTAAATGAACTCTTCCATCATTTTTATTTTTAGAAGCATCTGGATGTTCTTCATTATTATAATGTAAAAAAACTTGACCACAATTTTCTCCTTCAAATTTATATCTCCAATGTTCTAAATCAATTCCTCTGTAGACTAACATATCTCCTGGTTCTAAATCTACTTTAATACCTTCTTTACCTTCTTCACCTGAAGGTTCTAAATATATTGGCCAAGGATCTCCTCCAAGATTTAATGTTGTAGATATCTCACAACTAAATCTATCTTTGTGTCTTTTTAAGTCATCACCTTTTTTATATATTCTTGCATAGGAATATGTAGGACTTAACTTAAGACCAGTGTGTGTTTCCATTTCTGGTTTTACTTTTTCTAATAAAGTATCCATAGCGATGTCTCCATACATAGAAAAAGTATCTGGTACTTGTTTATCCGACCATACACCCCAGTCTGAATTAAAAGGGGATATCCATTTTTTTTCAAAAAAAGTACTTGCAACTTTTCTTTTTAATAAAAAATAATTATAAACAAACTGTGAAAGTTCTAATGATATTGCTTTTTTAATTACTGTGTATTTATTTTCTTTAAATGACATATATCTCCTATTTAAATGGTTGTCCTAAATTCCATACTACTAATGAATACCTAGTTCCTTCGGTTACGGGTTTTACTCTATGCCATACAAAAGAAGGAAAAACAATTACAGATCCTCTTTTTAATTTAGGCACGTCTATAAACAAGGGACATTGATCGTCTGATCTATTTTGAAGTTCAAAGTCTCCACCTTTATATTCTTTTGGATCAGATAATAAAACAGAAACAGATAATTTTCTTATCTTTCCATTAAAAAATTTATTCTCATGACCTTCGTATATTTTATCCCAACTATCACAATGCCAATCATAAAATTGATTTAATCTATATTTTGTAAATTGACAAGCTTCGGACCAATTCCATTCAAAATTCCAACCAGCATTATAGTTAGCTGTATTAACATAAGGATGTATTTCTTTATATATCCATTTGTCGCTTAACCATACTATATTAGAATCTCTTTTTTGTTTTAAATCTTTTATATCTTCTTCTTCTAATTTTTTTTCTTTTTGAGCTCCAGTTAAAGCTAATAGTTCAGAGTGTTGATTACCGTATTTTATAATTTCATCACAAAGTTTAGGAGAGAAAGCTCCATCAAAATACCAATATACATTTTTTAAGTTCATATATTTTTACCTATATAAATTTTTTTTAAATTTAAATTTTCTTTATTAAAAGATATTAACGGAATATACATATTACTTACGTCTGGATAAGTACAGTTATCCGGAATAGTTATATTAAATTTTTTACATTGATAATTGACCCATGGGTTGACAGGCCAGTAAAAATCCATATCACAATAAAAAACAAAACGACTATTTATCTTTATATGATTTTTAGCAATCTGATAATAAAAGTCAAATATACGGTAGTCGCTATCGGGCTCCGTATTAGGTAAAGCAAAATCATCAAAAAATATACAATCAAATTTACCTAGTTTAGATAGTTCTTTTTGCCAATATCCTTTAACCGGTATTGTTTTATCATCTGCCCAATTAACTAAATTTTTGTAAACTTTATCATCTGCTTCAATAATAGTATGACTTTTAATATTAAACTTTCTTATTTGACTAGCAGAATAGCCTAAACCATATCCTATTTCTAAAACATTTCCATGAGGTTGTAAAACATTTATACATTCTTCCATATAAGGTTTTTCCCATTCCATCATAACTTGTTCATTTTTTTTATTTAATAAAATATCTTTATTATAAATGTCTTTTTGTTTCTGCATTATATTAAAAAATTAATATTAAAAACTAATCTATATTTAGCTTCAATTGGATGAGCACTTGTATGTATTAGATTACCATCCATAATTAAAACTTTGCCTGCTTCTGGAGTTATTCTTTTTATTATTTCTTTATTATTATTAAACACAAACGTATCACCATCGGAGTCATTTAAATATACAATACATATTTTGTGTTTTCTGTTATCTTCTCTTACAACATCTAAGTGAGGATTATTGTGTCTATCTTTATTGTGTTTAAATTGAGGTAAAAGATTTACTTTGGCTCTAACAATTAAATCATGTTCTATAGGAATATTACTTATTGTGTTTCTAAAAACATTTATGTAGGACTCAGAACCAATTTTACTATTAAAAATAAACCAATGTGATAATTGAAAATGTTCAAAAGTGTTTGGAAAATTATAATCATTCTCAGAAGTTTCAGGATTAAAATACCAAGGAAATTTACTATCTAATAATATATTATTTATATTATTAAGTTTTTCTTTAGAAACTAATCCGTTATAAATATTAATACTTTCTTTCACTTTCATCCTAATCGGTTGAAAGTTTATATCCTAAATATAAATTAAAAGATACAACTATTAATTTGGCCACTTACCTTGTTGTATTGCACTGAATTGAGATCTTAAACTCCAAACACCTGTAGCTATAGCTGCTTGAGTAAATGCTCCAGCTTTAACAATTACAACTCCGTCACCGCCGTCTCCAGCTGTTCCACCAGCAGGTCCAGGATGATTAAATCCACCAGATCCACCACCGCCACCTAGGCCATCGGTTCCAGGACTACCAGCACCATCGCCAGCTGTTCCAGCTCCACCGCCACCAGGTCCAGCAGCTCCAGGGCCACCACCAGGATTAATTGGTCCAGTTGCAGCTCCACCGCCGCCACCGCCGCCATATAATACAGAACTTCCTGTAATCGAGCTTGGCGAACCAGCTCCACCAGCACCAGCAGTACTTCCAGGCATTCCGCCACCAGTTCCTCCAGCGCCGCCGCCACCGCCACCGCCTTTGTTGCTTGGGTTACCATTACCGCCATCACTTCCTTGTGCAGGAGATGTAGGAGGTGTGTTTCCTGAACCTCCGTTTTGTCCGTTTTCTCCACCACCGCCAGATGAACCGTCAGATCCACCAGAACCAGGGCCGCCACCGGGTGCAGGGTTACCATTTTTTGGTCCGCCGCCTCCGCCGCCAGCTGCTGTAATAGCTGTAGGACCAGATCCAAAAGCAGAAGGTCCACCAGATAAACCTGAGTCAGGACCACCAGCCGGTCCTGGAACACCACCAGTACCGCCAGCTCCAACTGTTATTGGAATTGAAGCTCCGTAAGGAGCACTTGAAATATTTCTAAAACCGCCACCGCCGCCACCGCCAGCTTTTCTTTGACCAGCGCCACCGCCGCCACCGATAACTAAAACTTCTAAATCTCCAGGAGCACCTAATGTTTGATTGTAAGTTCCCGGAGCTGAAAAAGGTGTTGTAGACGCTGCAATAGGTCCACCAGCTGTAGTTTGTGTTACTGGTCCAATTACTCCACCGTTAGTACTTCCGTTTGTTGCCATTAAGCTGTCTCCCAATCACTTGTTGTTGTGTTCCAAATATAGTTTGTACTGTCTTCATAGTCAATACCAATCCATTGTTGATTGTCTTCATCCCAACTACGATCAACAGCTTCATTAACATTTGATCCAGCATAATCTTTAGTAGGAACTGCAACAGGTGCGTTCCAATTACCATTAGAATCTAATGTCCATGATGGATAAGGTTGTTGTGGTATAAACATATCTTTTTCAGAATCATAAATCATTCCTTCGCCAGCATAATTTTTTCTATATGATCTATCTTTAGTAGTTTGTTTCCAATAAGTTTCAGGATATTCTCCTTCAGGAAATAAACTATTATCGTTTGGTATATTTCTTGCAACAGCTTCTTCTGCTCCTGTTGAAAGATCTCCTCCAAATTTATCTACCATAGATTGATCAACTACTATAACTCTAATAATATAGTTATTGTCTACTCTACACTCTGCAAAATATGCCATTATAATTCTATTTCACTCCATGTTGATGATGCAGGAACCCATACATAATTTTGTCTTGGTTTTGCATCTGATATTTTAAATCTTAAAAATCTTGAATTTTCGTCATCCCACCATTGTGAATATTCTGGTGCATCACCGACCATAGGGTTTTCTGGTGTAGGTCCTATAGGTGATTGCCATGTTCCGTCATCTTGTAGTGTCCATGATGAATAAGGTTGTGGTTCTATAAATCTATCATTAGTTTGATCATATGTACCACCTACACCAGCATAAGTTCCTCTAGTTCCATCTTTAAAAGTTTCTAACCATGAGGTTCCATTTTCTAAATGTGGTGTTGATTCTACCAAAGAATTATCTGCATCTGCTGCAAATAACAATACTCTAATAACATTATTACTTGAATCTAGTTCTGCAAAATATTTCATTATGACCAATTTCCATCTGTTATTAATTCAAATTGTGCTTGAAGACTCCAAACTCCTGAAGCTACAAAACTTGTATTTCCATTTTCATTTATAACAACAATTCCGGCTGAGGCATCATTATATAATGTTCCCATACCACTATTTGCTCTACCTGTACCATTAGCATTGCCACCGGGCCAGTGAGGATTGTTTCCAAAAGATGCATCACTAGGAGCTCCTTCTCCATTAGCACCAGCTGCATACATTAAAGTTGCAGTTCCGGAATCTGCAATTGAAGTTGTGTAACCGGGTCCTGGTCCATATTGAGGGTGTCCTCCGGGTGCGCCACCAGCGCCACCGTATCCACCACCGCCTCCAGATGGTTCTCCGGGTCCTCCGGGTCCTCCATTATTTCCTTGAGGTCCTCCGGTTCCTCCAGATGTAGTGTTAGATGGATAACCATCTCCACCACCACTTCCAGATCCAAGCGGTTTTGGAATTCCATTATCTCCTCTTGGAACGCCTCTACCACCACCTCCAGCAGTGTAAGGACCAAAACCTCCTCCAGCTGCTACAGTAGTATCACTTCCATCTGAACCTCCACCACCTGCTGCACCAATAGTAATTGCGCCTGTAGTTCCGCCTCCTGTTACCGGTTGAGCAAAACTTCCAACATCACCAGAAGTTATTAAACCTCCAGCTCCTGTTCCACTATTTCCAATTCCAGGGGGATTTTTTCCACCGCCACCAGCAACAACTATGTAGTCAACTTTTGTTGTAGCAGGATGAAACGTATGTCCACCAGGTGTAGTAGATGTAATTGAAGTTACATTTTTTGTGTTTGCTGGAATGTTTTCAGGTCCAATAATTCCGCCATTTGACATGGTTAATTACCTACCTTCCTACGCGTCGTCTAATACTTCGTATGATATAAAACAATCTAAATCAGACGCTGCACTAGCTCCACCTTTAAGAATATCACCTTCCATTAAATAGATAGGTGTATCCGATAATACTAAAGTTGCATCCGCAGGCACTGAAATTGTTTTTGCTAAATAAACTGTTGCACTTGCTCCTGTTGGAGTAATACCGTCAGCAGCCGCAGTTGTTAAACCGTCAACAAATAAATCAAAAGTTGCCGCTGATGAACCATCAACATTAGCTATTGTTATTCTATTAACCTTTACAATTTTGTTTGCATCTACTGTCATTAAAGTTGTAGTTGCTGTTGCAGATAAATTCCATCCTAAGTTACCACCTAAAATCGATGTTACGTTTACTATGTTTACATTTGCCATTATTTTTTATTCTCCTTTAATCCTTTTATCAAAATACGATTGCCATTGCAATCGCTTTTCCTGTTGTTGCTAATCCACTACCATTTGCTTGAACTTGACCAGTTCCTTTTGGCACTAAATTAATGTTAATATTACTATCTCCCCCAGAAGCTGTAAATGATGGTGCATTTCCAGTTGCCGCATTAGCAAAAGTTAATTCATTAACTGCTGATCCTGTAGCTGTTAATAATAACAATTCATTGCCGTTTGTGTCTAAAATGGAAGTTCCAATTTTAGGAGAAGTCAGTGTTTTATTTGTTAAAGTTTGTGTACCTGTAAGAGTTACATCACCTACTCCTATTTTATATATATCAGGATTAGTGCCATCATTTGCAGTTGCAAATAAAATAACATCACCTTTTTCAGTTGCTGAAAAAGTAAACGTATCTCCTGAACCACTAGCATACTTAAATTGTACTGTGTAAGCACCTGATGTTGAATTTCTTAAAAAATAAAATGTTTGTGCATCTAAAGGAATTGTTACAATTTGGTTTCCAGTAATAGATCCTGTAAGTTCAATCATTCTGTGAGACATTGTAGCCCCAGTTGATCCATCATTTACAGTAAGCGCTGTAGTTTGTGCTCCACCAGCTATTGATTGAGCAGAAAAACCACCTGAAATTTGTTCGATTATGTTTAAGTTGGTGTTAGTTTTTGTTCCCCATGTACCGGCGTTTTCACCAGTTGCCATTAGTTCTACACCGAGAGCCGTAAAAGTTGATGCCATAATTTTGTTCTCCTAATTAGTATCTTTTTTTAATTTGTTTTAAACTCATTGTCAATCATTTACTGCAGTATAATTTGCATTTTGTGTTGCTGTAACTGTACCATATCCAGCACTTTGTGTACCTGTAATAGCTTCATAACCTAATGGAGCCACGCCAATTGGTGATATACTAACAGTTGCTGAAACTCCTGTCAATCCCATTACATCTGCTGGTGTAATTGTTCCTACCGATGCTGTTGATGAAACTCCTGTTAAACCCATTGCTTGATCTGCAGGATCTATTGTTCCTGTTGCAGAAGTCATAGAAAAACCAGTTAAATCTATGATAGGATTTGTAGAAATTTCTATTGTTCCTAATGCTGTCGTTGCTTCTAAACCAGTTAAGCCCATAACATCTGCTGGTGTAATTGCACCTACAGATGCTGTTGCACTTAAACCTGTTAAGCCCATTGTTTGATCAGCAGGATCTAAAGATCCAACTGCAGAAGTTGCACTTTGTCCTGTTGGAGTTAATGCAACATCTGAAATAGCTGTAGGACTTCCAACTGATGCTGTTGCACTTAAACCTGTTAAGCCCATTACATCTTGAGGCACTAAGAAATATTCACCACCCCAACCAGTTGTTGTAGAACCCCAAGTTAGTTTACCCCAACTTACATCTTCTCCTATACCTGTACTTAATCCAAGACCTGTTAATTCTAAAGTAATACCAGAGGATCCCCAGTTCTCAACTCCGTAACCATCTTGTCCCCAACCAGTATTTATTTCTGAATTAACTGTTGTTGAACCTAAACCAGAAGTTAATCCAAAACCTGTAAGTGTAACAACAGGATTATTACTTTCTCCCCATGGTTCTTCACTCCATTCACCTCTACCCCAACCTTGTTGAGCTCCGGATATAGGAGTGCCTACTGCTGATGTTAATGATAAACCTGTTAATTGAACTACTTCGTCTGTAGCTTGGCCCCATGAACCACCTGTTCCCCAAGCATCTGCACCCCAACCAGAACTTATTTCGTTAGTTGTTCCCCAACGATTTGTTCCCCAGGTTGTGCCGGATTCGTTCCAAGAATTGGCCATAAGGATTTCCTCCTTATGCTATACGGATTATTGCGTCAGATGCGTCAGCTGTTGGAAATTGAATTGTAAAAGTTCCACTTGTTACAGTTTTATCTGAACCAAATGCTATTGCACAAACTGCTGGATCGCCTGATGCTGAGTCGTTAAAAATTAAACAACCGTTAGCTGTAAATGAAGCTGATGTAAAACTTACATCTGCAAAATCACAAACTGCTGTATCACCAGATAAAGCAGGAGTTACGCTTGTAAGTGCTTTTCCTTTAGCTGTGTAAGCTGAACCTGATGTGTTAGAAATCTCGTTTGATGTTGTATAAGCTGTTGTTGATTTATTTAAAGTTGCTGAACTTGTATATAAAGCTAAATTAAAAGTATTTCCAGACGATGCTGTAAAGTTATGTATAGCTTGTAAAACTTCTTGTTTAAAACTGTTACAAATTGCCGATGTTATTGCCATAATATTTTTCTCCTAATTACTGAGGCGGTGACTCGATTGGTATTCTTA